TATTCTTGCACCGCGCCAGCCATGCAGCGGAAATGCGCTGACCTTTGTTGGCTGTGTCATCTTCATCCGGTTCGCTGTCTGACTCATCGGCCAGCCCCCATTCAACTGCCTGCGACCCACGAACCCACGTCTCCGCTTCCATTGCCTTGCGGATTTCCTTGATGTCTTTGCCGGTTTCGGCGGCGTAGATTTCCGCCAACATCTCGTCATGCTCCTCAAGCATCGCGGCCTGTTTAGCCATGTCGTCAGAATTACCCTGCGCCCAAGACCAAGCCTTGTGCATCATCCAAATGGCAGACTTCGGACTGATAACCTTGCCGGCTGCGAGCGGAATGACAGAGGCGATTGAAAGGGCATAGCCGTCCACGATGCATGTGACATCGGCGGCGCGTTCCTTGAAGGCGTTGAAGATTCCAAGCCCGTCTTGGACGCTTCCACCTTCGGAATTGATGTGGGCCTTGATCTTGGTGCCTTTTGGGATTCCGGCAAGTGCATCGCGCGTCTCCTTTTCTGTGATTCCAGAATCGTCAAACCAACTCGCGCCAATCGAGCCGCAGAGATACATCTCCGCTTCACCTTCTCCGGCGCAAACGACTTCCAACCGGTTCTCGCGCGGAGAATCTTTGGTGAAGTCGAATGCCTTGGCGGAAGCGACCGGGATGGCCCTGTTTCTGACGATTTTCAGTGGTTTCATGCTGGAATTCCTTCCGGTTTCTCCGCTTTTGGCGCTGTTTCTGGAACATTTTCAGCCGGAATCTGGCCCGAAAAAGCCGCTTTCTGCTGCACTTTTTGAATGATTTCGCTGGCGTTTACCCCGTATTCCGCTGCCAATTCCTTCGCAAACTTGGCCGCTTCAGCAGCCTGCCTGAACTGGTGTCGCCAATCTTGCTGACGCTCCGCGAATACGTCCTGATAGGTGATCGTTCCTAGCTCCAATTCAGTCTTCAACGCAGCCGCATTGCGGCCAATGTCCACATTCGGCGAACGTGGAGGACGAATGACAACATGCTGAAAGTCCTCCGGTGTCTCGCCGTCCAGTGACTTGTCGAAGTCAATGGCCCATTGCGTCTGCCATTCGTAAACCTCGCGAACCATCCTCGCGATGACCTCGAAGTTCGCTCGAAACGCATTGGCACAAATGTCCAAGTCTGCCCGCGTCACTGTGCCTTGCAATGAGTATGGCACCACCAGCAGCTTGGGAACATTGTATGAGCAACAGATTTGACTCAGCAGCAGGTCCATGAAACCTGACTCTGCCGCGCTTGGCCTGTCCGCATTGAACTGCTCTACCTTCTCGCCAACGCGCGCGTAAACCGTCTCGCCACCAAACTTCTGCTCGTAATAGATGGCGCGGTCCTTAACAGACGGATTCCCGACAGCATCCTGCGATGCAATCTGCAATCGCTGCCTGCGCAGGTTGCTGACGTCCGCCTCGCCGGTCGTGTTGTAGACGACGTTGGCAATAGACGCTAACCGCTTCGCAACCTTGACGTGGAGCAGTTGGCAGTCTTGGAAGTCGTGAAGGATATTGAGCGAAGCGAATCCTTCCGGAATGCCACGCACCATGCCGGGCCGGCGAGGTTTGAATCCGTGGATCACGAACTCCGCAGGGATGCGTTGGAAGTCCGCTGCTTGAATCGTGCTACCAATGCCTGGCGTGAATGCCATCGGCGTCTGCTCGTCAACGAACCAGTAGAACATCGGCTTGCCGGAAGCATCAAGTTCCACGCCGTCAATAATGCGCTCGAAGATAGCACCGACCTGCTCCGCCATGCCCTTTGTCGGCGTGCAGCAACGATGCCCCTCAATGGTCTGAATTTTAGGCGGTCCTTTCTTCTGTGCGACCTTGATGACGAATACCTCGCCGTCGTCAAACAATGCGCCCGCCCAGAGGATCATTTCCTCAGTAAGCGTCAGATTCGTATTGATGGACGGGCGACGGCACCACGCATCCCAACCGACGCGGCGAGATTCGTTCCATGCTTCATCCTTCGAGTTCGGCACTACTTGCAGCCCAGCCGGCCCGACGCTGAACTGAATGAACAGGTTCCGAATCTTCTGGACGATGCTCGAATTCCTTACCCAGTAGCGATGCCGGCGAACAAGCTCTATTCGCGTTGCAGCGTCCGCGTCAAAGCGTGCATCTTGAACATTGGCCGGCAGCCATGACCGCTCTGCCCACTGGTGGAATGCGCTCTCGTATCGGTTACTGACCCAACTGGAAATGCGATTCCAGATGCGTGACCAGCCGCTTTGAATTGTGGACGCTAGATTCATGCTCAGTAGCGCCCCGGCCAGCGGAGAAGGGTGTAGTCGGCGCAGGATCGTTCAACGCGCTGTAGCTCGTCAGCAGCGAGCATGGCCGTCAGCATTGAATCGTCGTCCGTAGCGTCCCCGTCGCTTTGACGTTGCGCTAACACCCTATCGTAACAGTCCAGCAACTCGCCGAAAGTTGCGGTGATATGCTCCGGGTTTAGTGGAGTCCCGGCTGGCGCAATGTTGAACTCGTAGCTGTGGCCATTGGCCGAAGCTCTGGCAATCAGACCGCTGCCCGTCGTCGTGGTGGTGATCTGCGCCATGCCGCCGGCAAGCAGCCCGTCATAAAGCGTCGCTCCGCTATTGCGCGCCTGTTCTCTAACAGACCGCAGCAGCATTCGGCGGAAGTTGGCAGTTGTAGTAGCGCCCACTACCTACCCGCGCCACGCTGACATTTCGACGCTCCAGAGTTCGCGCAATCCTTTTTCGATTAAAGCATTGCGGACTAATTCGTTATGACAAAACGAAAAAGCCAACCGGGTTGGGCTGGCTTCGATTCGACTCGTTTGCGACTGGATTACTTCTTGACGAGACGACTACGGACGCGCGCCAGTTCCCTAGCAACTGTGCGCCACGTTACCTTGTTCCGTTTGGCAATGTCCGCCCACGTTTCATTCGGGTCGTCTCCGTTCCTCAGATGGTAGCAAAGGCAGTCAATCGTCAGGTGCGGATGCCGTCCTGACTTTATCAGCTTCGCCAGTTCGCCAAGCCAGTTCAGCACGGAGCCTTGAAAGTGAGAATCCAGCTTGATCTCCGTTCGCGGGTGCAACGGGTGATTGTCCGGGATTTCGTCAAGGGATAGATGTTTCATTTCAGTTCCAAGATTCCCAGGCTTACCGCAAAAGCCGTCTGCATCTTCTCGCAGTCGCGCAGGTGGTTCGGCCAGCCGCGGCTCCGCTTTTCCCAATGGCCGGTCGTTTCGTTGCGAACCATGCTGTTCATGTGATGCCGGTAGTCGTCTGAATCCATCGCCGTACCTACCGTCCAAACCCATCCGCCGTTACCGTCCCGTAGTCCTTCCATCAAGTCCTCGAAATAGTCTGCCCAGAAGTCCAACCGTTTCAAGATGGCAAGGCCGCTAAGGCTATTGCTCGCGTTCGGTTCTACAATTGAGAAGCGAAACGGAACGATTGCCCCGCCTTCATCTTTCCAATCTCGCTTTGGAGCTCCCGCCATTGGACACCATCCCAAATACTCCGGAGCCTCAAGTCCTTCATTCACCGGCTCCACAATCTCAGCGTGCCTAACGCATTGGCGAATGACTTCATGCGTCAAATATTGCTGGTCAATCCCGACAAGCATATTCGGGATGCCGAACTTCATTTGCAGGCTTTCGATGTCCTCCCATTTGTTGAAAGCACCAGCCTCTAATCCGTGACACTTAAGACTTCCCCAGGCCCGAACACAATACCAGAAATGTGGACTTAATTGCTGATGGTCTAGGGTCAGCAGCGTCTTCCATTCGTTTGTGATCTCGACTTCGCTACGCACAAGCTCAACCCGGTCACGGCCCTTGTCCTGGCTTCGGTATGGCTCCGCAAGCTCGCCGTTCACGAAACCTTGCACGCCTAGAACAGAGTGCTTCGCTTGTAGGAATTTCAGAGCCAGCTTGCCAAGGCTAGTCTCGGTTGCATTGCTCCAAAGACTCGGAAGATGCCGAGCAATGAATGCGCTCTTGGTATTCTCCGGTATCTGTATCCACTTCCCGTTCTCGGCTTGGTAGCACGTTTTCCATTTGCCATTCCGCGTCATTGCCGTCCGGTGATGGTTGCGAATGTGGCCTTGGCAATGAGGACAAACCAAGCGCGCCGACTTCTCGACTCGCTCCAAATCCCATCGCCCGCTTGGCAACTTCGCTTCCTTATCCCATTCGACAAAAGCCTCGTCACCAGCAATCGGAAACACGGTGTAAGAACGCGACCACGCCGGCACAACCATTTTCTTGCAATGCGGACATGGGCCGAAGTATCGCTTCAGGATTCCCTTCTGCGCTTCCTGCCAGATGATGCCTCCCTCCAATGTCGGCGTGCTAGTCTTCCATCGCTGCGGGTAGAGCATGTCCTTCGTGCGTTGCTCTGCCAGGTTCAGCGCGTCCGCTTCCTCACGGCCTCCACGGTCGAACTTGTCAACCTCATCAAGAACCACTCGCCGGCATGGCATGGAAGACAAGTTGCTAGGTGAATTGCTTCCCACGAAGTTGAATGACGCTGCCCCTAGAATTTGCGTCATGCTCGCGAAGTCATGGCGCTTGTCCCCGGTCGGAATCATTTCCCGCGTCGGGTCAGAGGCTCGCAACATTGGAATCCACCGCTGCCGCGCGAACTTCTGCGCCAGCGTCATGCTCGGCATTACCCAAAGAACGCCGCACGGGTCGCAACAAGCTACGAACGCCATGCCGCCCATTAGCAAGCCCGTCTTGCCCGTCTGGCTCCCCCAACTCAGAACCACATCCGAAACTTCTACGTTCGCGAAGTCATCCAGAGGCTCCGCGCAATACTCCCGACCGGCTAATCGAAACTGCCCGTGGTTGTCGCTCTCATCAAAGACAAGATTCTCGCAACACCACTCTGACGGGCGCTTCGTATTGCGCGCAGCAAAAGCCTGCGCGAACCAACCGTCAATTTCCCGCGTGTGATGTTTGGTCAGGGTCATGCTCTAACGTCGAGGTCCACGTTTGGGGGCGCTCCCGTCATGGCTCAGATTAAGTGTTCGGCCTACCCTTGCACTCACAAGGGTCAGCGTATTTCGGAAGCGGTCGGATTATTGAGCCGCCACAGTATCCGCACCCGCCATCTTCCGGGTGGTCTGGCCATTCCGGTCGGTATATTCCCCTGCGTCCATGCCGTGGGTAGGCCGAACCAGCGCGCTCCAGCGAACCGGGCTTCGCCGGTTCGCTTCCACGCTCGTTTGAAATTTGGTCACTCATTTTGTTTTTGATTGGTTGCCTCCAAGCCCGGTCGCTGAGCTTGGTCGTTAGGCCGACTTGACCGTGTAGTTATTCGGGCCATGCAGTTCAACCTTGAATTTGCTTTGAGTGACCCAAAGGCAGTCCGGCATCTCGCAGGTTTCCTTGACGCACTCGTGATAGTTCAGCCCTTCGTCTATCCAGTAGTGCAGGAATGCGTGTGGTTTCCAGAGCAGGATTTTACCGTCTGGGAGTTTCTGGAAGTGTTCGCCGTTTGGCCCTCCATAGAGCGGTTTCACGCCGTAGCCATAGACCGTCGGCCTAACCACCGGATTCCGTTTCGTCGCTTTTTGGTTCTTCATACGGTCAAAGTTTGCGCCATTCTTCGGCGAGGGCGGGGCCGCCGTTGGCCATACTATTTCAACTCCGCTCCTTTCAAGTCAATGTCCCGACACGCTTTCAATGCCGCGTCAACCGCCGCGTCCAGAATCGCCTTCGCGTGCGGTGGATCACTCGGGTTCACTTGTGGTGCCAACCCAGTAAAAGCGAGGAACTGCTGCCGCACCATCGCCAGTCGCCGATTGATGTATTCCTGCGCCGCTTCAATCGGCAGGCTTTTCCGCTGTGCATTCTCCGCCTCCACTTCCGCACTAATCCGCTCCGCCCTTTCCCGCAAAGCCCGTTCAACACGGTAGTCAATCCCACCCACCTTGCCGTCGCCAGCCCGTGACGTTGTAGCGTAGCCAACTCTGTCCAGAAACTCTTTCCATGCCTCAACATCCCAACCATCCTCCCCGCGCTTAGGTGACTCAGGGTTCTTGGTGTGATATTGCACCAGCATCTTGCTGATACCCAGCTTGCGCGCCAACTCCGCTTTCGTCTTGACCTTCTCCCGTGCAGCCGGCGACTGCGCCTCGATAAGCGCACGCTCCTGTGACGTTAATGGCTTCCCCGCTTTGACCTTGCGCAACACGTTAGCCACGTCTGCCTTTAGCACTTTACCGATCAAATCTTCGGTTAAAACCGCAGCTGCATTCATCGTCGTGAGTATCGCCTCAGGCGTAAAGTTGTCAATTCGCTTCGCATAAACGGATGAAGGGGCGCGTCCC